TTATGCTATTCTTATAGAGAATGACTCAACATTATCCCCATGGGGAAAGAAAGAGGTAAAGAATGAAGAAGTTCTATACAGTATTGGCATTGGTTGCCATTGCTGCCCTAGGCATGTTCGCTGCTTTTGCTTTAGCCGATTCTGGCAACGGGAACGGCGGCAAGGACAAGGGCGGAAAGAACCCATGTCCCCCGAGCCAGCATGGTGTTTACAACGCGAACGGTGCATTCGTAGGTTGTGAACACAATGGCGACGGCGGCGGCAACTGCGGCCAGAACCAGTCCGGCAACCAGGGTAACGGGAACGGCGGCAACCAGGGTAACGGTGGAGACAAGGGCTATGGCCACAAGGATGATTGTACGGTAGAGGATACTCCGACTACACCAACGGATACGACTCCTACAACCCCAACGACTCCTACCCCACCAACCACCCCAACAACGCCAACGCCTCCGGTGACACCACCGGTAACAACAACTCCTACTACACCTTCGGTCACGCCGCCTCCTGTGGTACAGCCGAAGCCAGTAGCTAAGCCGAAGCTAGTTGTAAAGCCGAAGCCTAAGCCGAAAGCTGTTGCTAAGCCTAAGGCAAAGCCGAAGGCAGTACCGGCAAAAAAGAAGCCATCATCTAAGGCAACGAAGCCGACCAAGGCTCCGCAGCAGGCACCGTACACTCTCTAGAGTGTGGTCAAGAGGGAGGGGAGCAATCCCCTCCCTTTTCTGTTATAATAAGACTATGAAAATTCTCAAAGACATTCTGGCAGTCCTGGGCTTTGTCTTAGCCCTGGCTGCCGTTTTCTTTTTTCTTGGAGTAAGTATCGCGAACGCTAAGGATAATCCCTGGCGAGCGCAGATTAACATTCCTGCAATTCACCTTAAGACCGCTGTCACGATGAACGTGGATGCAGGGCCAGCGTTCTGGCCCGTCACTGGTAGACCGGGCGGTGGAGACACCATCGCTATCGCGGGTCACCGGACAACGCATACTAGACCGTTCTATAGTCTGAATAAGCTTAAGCACGGCAACCGGATTTACATTCGGTATAACGGGAAGATGCACGCATACGTTGTAACCGGCCGTAAAATTCTCAGCGTGAATCATATGCACATCGGGAACGCCATCGGTCACGAGCGGCTACTCCTGACAGCGTGCTCACGGCCTGACGGAACACCTACTAGCGCATCTTGGCGAATCGTTGTTTACGCCCTTCCTGCGCGGTAGATAGGGGGCTTATCCGCCTTTCGACTACCATGAACCGTTTATATAGATTAGCTATAGTATTTGGAGCGTACTGGTCACGTCTGGTCGGGTGGTTCCTGCGTCCTGTGCCACGCCTTCTTGACAAGCTCAAGCTCTAGAGGTATACTTGTACCAATGACAGAGCGAGAGCGGATTATCGAGAGGGTAGCTGACTCCATTGCGAAAGAGTCTAAGAGTCGCAGAAACCCGTTGCTTCGAATGGACGCTCTCGCTCTGGCAGAAGCGGCCCTGAGGGAGTTTGAAACTCCTGCATCGAGAACACAAACCTATTCACGAATCTGCAACTGTGGACAGAATGGGTTTCCTGAGAACTCGCCTTACGCGAATCACGCGCATTTGCAGGGCTGTCCTCAGTACACCCAAAAATAGTTTATCAGCGGACTTCTAAGACGGTGATCTGCACCGGGTAATACGTACTAAATAAAACGAACGGAGCACCAGAGAAGAAGATGACAGAGGTAATATTTGATCTAGCACAGGGGGAAGGAATCCAGGAGCCTAAGCAAATCCTGATGGACTTGGTACATTATAGAACATATGCAAACACTTTACCGGATGGTAGAAAAGAGACAAGAAACGAAGTAATCGACCGCGTTAAGAATATGCATCTTGCGAAGTTTCCGTGAATGCAGGACGAGATAGATTCTGCTTTTCACGAGGTTTATGAGGGACGAGTGGTGCCGTCCATGAGAACGATGCAGTTCGCGGGTATGCCGATTCTTAGAAGTAACAGCCGCGCTTTCAATTGTAGTTATGCCGCGCTGACGAGCTTCCGAGATTTCTCAGACCTTTTCTGGTTGATGATGAATGGTGTTGGAACGGGCTATTCCGTTCAGAAGCACCACGTAGAGAAGTTGCCTGTTATCGATGAAGGCAACAATGGCATCATCACCATGGATGACAGTAAGGAGGGTTGGGCCAACGGTCTTCTATACCTTCTACTTAATCCGCAAATTAAGTTTGATTACTCTAAGGTTCGTCCGAAGGGCGCTCCTATTTCTACAGGCGGTACAGCTTCCGGCCCTGAACCTTTGGCTGCTGCATACAATAGCATTAGAGGCATCCTGCGCGGTGCTGTAGGGCGTCAGCTTACGTCGCTAGAGTGTTTCGATATCATGTGTCACATTGCTGATGTTGTGGTCGTGGGAGGCGTTAGACGCGCTGCTACGATTGCTCTCTTCGATAAGGATGATAAGGAAATGCTCATGGCCAAGTCTGGCGATTGGTGAATTGCTAATCCGCAGCGAGCAAGGGCTAATATCTCCGCTGTAGTGGACAGAAATAAGCCGGAACATAAAGAAACCATCACCGCTATCCTTGAGCAGACCTTTTCCAACGGAACAGGCGAACCAGGGATTTTCCTTACGAACGACATTAACATGGGAAGCAACCCATGCATGGAGGTTGCTCTACAGGATCATGGTTTCTGTAACCTTACTGAGATTAACGCTGAAGCGTGCAAGACTCGTGAAGAGTTTATGAACGCCGTCGTTAGCGCAACAACGATAGGAACGCTTCAGGCTTCTTACACAAACTTTACGTACCTACAACCGGCATGGCGAAAGAACGCTGAAGAAGATGCTCTTCTCGGCGTTTCCATTACGGGACAGGCAGCGAACTGGAATCTTCTAGATGAAGATACCTTGAGGGCTGGCGCGAGTCTCTCCAAGACTGTAAACGAGAGTATTGCGAACAAGATTGAAATAAATCCCGCAGCACGAATTACCACGACCAAGCCCTCAGGGTCTACCTCTAGTTGGTGGGGAACTACCTCAGGCATTCACGCGGCACATGCCCCTTATTATCTACGACGAATTCGTGTAGACCGTAAGGATGCCTTTGGGCAGTACCTCATTCAGACCTTTGGCGAAGATGAGGCAAACAGCGGCTCGTTCATTGAGACTGACGAATTCTCTAAGGAGAACATCATCGTCACGATCCCGATGAGGATGGACGGGGCTATCCTCCGTGAACAGGAATCCGCCATCGATCTAATGGAACGCGCTAAGCACATTTACCGCAATTGGATTGAGAATGGTCATGTTCGTGGGGAGAACACTCACAACGTATCATTGACGGTAAGTTATAAGGCTGAGGAAATGGAAGCTATCAAGGCTTGGATGGTCGAGAATTCAGACTCATGGGCTGGTATCTCACTTCTACCTTACGACGGTGGGGACTACACTCAGACTCCATTCGAAGAGATTAGCGAGTTTGAATACTACCAGTGGCTACACAAGATTCCTAGCTCAGTTGACTTTAGCGTAATCAATTACGGCGGTACTGTGGATGAGAGATTAGGTGAAATCGCGTGCGCTGGTGGTGCCTGTGAAATTATCTAAGCGTGATGTAGCAACGATCTTGGTTATCGAGGGTCTGAGCATTTACTTTATGCTCGTGGCTCTCGGTACCCTAGCTCAGATTTGATCCAGCTTCCTCGGATAGGGTTGCAGGATAGGATTTTCTGTGCTACACTATACGAATGAACTGAATACGTATCTGTAAAGCTCAGATTGAGCCGGTACTCGTTGACGTAGCAAGCCAGTCTGAGGCTGGTGTTGTCCACACGGCAGTCACCAAAACGCTGTTTTCGGATTCTTTCTGCACATGCAAAGGGTTCCTCTTTCGTGGTTACTGCAAGCACACCACGATTCTAGATGAACAATTCTGTCGTTGGTTTACAAGAATGACCGACGAGGAAGCTAACCTCGACTTTACTCCACCCAAGGCTTGCCCTATGTGCGGTGGAGAAACCATTAAATACACTTTCGATTTGGAGTTTGATGGCTAGAGACAGAACAGCCACCTTCCAGCGTCTTGGCAAGAAGTGAATACGCCTTCAAAGCCAAGAGAAGAAGGTTAAGCAGAGTAAGGATAAGGTGCGCGGTGAGCTTACGGGTGCTATTAAAAGCTCGTATGCTGAGGCTGAGCACCTTTTGCCAACTCTAACTGAGACGATTCCTAACACTTTCTTTGAGGATACTGCACTTACGCACGATCAATTTCTTGATTCGCGTTATCCAAGTTGGGATCTTATCAAGAAGATTCCCGGTCGTGTTGAAACCACCTTTGTTCTTCGCAAGAAGCCTGAGCATATGGGTAAGGTTATCGAGCTTGAAGACGCAATTGTGACTAAGATTTCGGTTGAGTATTCACCTGAGATTGATTGGGTGTCATTCGAGAAAGAATTCCCAGAGCTTGCCAATAAACTGTCTAAAGAAGAAGTTAGAAAAGTTGTAAATGATGAGGCGCTTGAACAAGAGGCCAAGGACAATCCAGAACTATTCGCGATTTTACGACGGCACATGGTTGTTAAACAGCCAACAACTAAATATCTAATCGGGAGTAAGAAAGATGGAGAGTAAAGATGTTATCGCGCAGAGACTTTTTCAGGCACCCTACAACCGGCTCAGTGCATTCGCACAAGATCGGGTAGATGGCCTTTATAATGCGTTGCAAACACGCACTAGCATACAGGAAGAAAACGATGCAATTCTTGGAGCTACGCTAGAAGAGCGCGTGGACTTTCTAGCTCGTAGGGTTGCCAACCTAGAAATGGAGTATGAGGAAATATGGATCGAGAACTCGCAACTGAAAGAAGAACTAGCGACGCTCCAATCAGAGATAAACCTAAGGTCTTCGTAATCCTTGGCTGCCCAGAAATGGGAAAGGTAGACCTAGCCATGGATATTATTAACCAAGTTGATAACTTGACATTTGTAGATGTACCGCCGCTACAGTATTACGCACTCGGCACACTGGCCGATTATCGTGCGGAACTTTTCCATGCGTTACAACGTTACTTTGTACAGCTAGAGCATTACAATAAAGGAATGGATCAGATCGTAGTTCACAGCTTGATTGACAGCTTTACGTGGGCAATCTATAATACACAACGAAGGTTTGATAACAACGCATTCGATGACGATGGAGCAGAGGCAATCACAGCCGTTTTCATAGGCCAGATTCTTCTAGACTCATTTGCGGCTGACCATATTTTCGTGGTAGAGGGATGGAAGGATAACGATGACATGCCGATCTTCGAACGAATGATGGCGATTGTCAATCAGATCGATGTTCCACACACGATCCTCTACGAAGAGGATGAAGAACGTTGGCCCGAGATTTGTGCTAAGATAGTGAAGGAGATTCGTGGATAGAGCGGAAATTATAGCGAACTTGCAAGGCAAGACATTCGATGACGAGATATACGATAGTATCGTCGCTAGATATCCGCGCAAGAATACATGTCCGACTTGTGGTGGCTTAGGTAAATATAACTTGAATTTCCAGACGTATGAATGCGACTGTGAATTACAGAAACTATTGCAGAAGCATTACTTCAACGCTAACATCGGACGAGAGTACCACGATATCTGCCTCAAGGATTTTCTTGGGGTGGATAAGGCTAATGTGGTGCCGCTTGCTGAACAGTACCTTGAGGAATACGAGGATAACTTCCATTACGGAGTGGGCATTACGGCTACTGGTGGAGTAGGCACAGGAAAGACATTCCTAATCTCAAGCATTCTCAAGGAATTGGTCAAGCGCGGCAAGGCAGTCTATTTCATTAGCTTCGAAGAGTTAATCGACGTATGGGGAAGTAGTTGGCACAATGAGCAAAGCAAGAAGAAACTTCAAGACAAGCTCAAGGGTGTCGAAGTCCTTGGAATCGATGAGGTTAGGTCTGACGCCAGGAATCATTCAGGATTCCTATCCCTTGGTTTCGATTCTGTCATTCGGTATCGAACTTCCAATCTCCTACCTACCCTCGTCACCACCAATATGACCGCTGAGCAGGAAGCCTCTGAATTCTTCAAAGTATATTCACTTCTTAGTGCGAGAAATATAAGGATAAAGACTTCTGGTGCCGATCTACGAAGCACAGATATTCGTGAGGGCATCTTCAATCTAGTTCACCAAAAGGAACGAAGGCCAATCTGCTAATGGATATCGAAATCGAACTACTTAATCACTTGCCTATCAAGGATTCCGTAGAATTCCTTCTCAAGGAGGGTTTACAGTACGATCTTATCTATCAGCCGAAGATTCGATCCGTATTCAACTTTGTTCAGCACCACTTTAACGACACTGGCAAGGTACCGACTCTCGCCGTGCTCGACCATGAATATCCAGAGATTGATTTTGAGCAACCTGAGACAACCATTGAATACGTGGTGGATAAACTCAAGCTCCGGTATCAGAAGAACCAGATTCAAGACCTGACAACCGATCTTGCAGGGATGGTTAACGATCCTGAGACGGCTATGAAGTATCTGCGCGGAGAGGTCTTCAAGATTGAGCGTAATTCACTGTCTCAGCAGCACATCTACTCCAACGAAGACTATCAAATCTTCATTCACAATGTTCAGGAGAAGATTCTTAAAGGTGCCTTCAACGGTGCTTCAATTGGATTCAAGGAGATTGATGATTTCACTGGTGGTATCAAGGATGGCAACGTGGCCTACCTTCTGGCGCGACCTAAGCGTAAGAAGTCTTGGTTTCTCCTTAACGCTTTCCTAGCTCAGGCTAAGGCTGGCCGCAATCCCTATCTGTTTACGCTAGAGCTTACACCGGATGAGATTATGCTTCGAATCGCCTGCATGATGAGCGGTGTCTCTTGGAACGATGCCCAGAAGGGGCAGCTTATGCCTGCCGACTGGAAGAAGATCAACCTCGCTTTCGAAGAGTCCAAGCAGTATAAGTTCCACCTTGAAATGCCTCCGGTAGATGAACGAACCGTACCGGGCTTGCTCCTTAAAGCTGACAAGGTTGCGGCAGAAGCTATCTTTATCTCTCAGTTCCATTACGTAAAGGGATTGAAGGATTTCTACCGAGCAGCACACGAGGAATCTGCTGAGGTAGCCGTTGATCTTAAGCGAGCAGCTTCAAGACCCGGCGCTGAGCGACCAATAATTATAGAAGCACAGTTTAACCGTGGTGGAGACTCCATGGAAGACCTTGAGGATTTCGATGCATCGAAGGTTGGCCTCACCGACATGATTCCACAATCGGCGGACGTGCTTTATGGACTCTTTGAGAACAAAGATTTGCGTAGTAATGGACTGACGCAGTTTGGTATCTTAGAGGCGCGAAACCATGATAAGGGTGCGTGGACTATCTACTCCGAGCTTATCAATAAAACCGAATTCCGATTCAATCAGAGAATATAATGGCTATAATTTTCTACCATAACAGAATAAATAATACTATCCCCGTTTATAACGGTCTTTGAAATACTAATTTAACCCAAAGCACTTCTTCCACTACGGCTGCCTACACTTGGGATGCCAAGTATAATAAGACGTTGAGGGACGCTAAGATTATAGATTTAGAGAAGAAAATTAAGCAAATCACAAAGAAGAAAATTGACGATATTGACATAGAATCATTTGGGGAATTCGCACACTTCCTTGGCGTCCTATTGAAGGGATTGCACGAGTTGTTTGAAACGGAATTCTCAGAAGACGACGGCGAGTTGCCAGAGAACCTAGAGTTTCTTCTGGATGAACTACAGAAAGAATTAGATCAGTGGATAGAACCAAATTAAAGCGTGGCGTACCAGAGTATACGGTAGACTACAAGTATCTAATCGGACGATTAGATATTGAGGCCATGCTTGAAGACCTTGGTGTTGACTTTGCCTATCGAATCGGGCCGAATCAGATCATGTGTCACTGTCCCAATCTAGAGGGTAACCACAGGAACAACGACGCAAATCCATCCTTCGGATTCAAAGAGGATGGCTTGCTCTTCAACTGCTTTATGTGCGGTGGAGGCAATCTTCTTGAGCTTATCCAGATGATGCGCCCTGGACTTACGCAGGAAGAGGCGCTAAAATATGCAGAGCAGTTCGCTGACTTCAACATCAGCCAGGAGGATTTCGAGAACAAGATTCAAGCCCTCCTGCACCCTGCTAAAGAGGAAGAGAAGAAGATGCCCGAATATCCAGAGGATGCGCTGTTCCAGTATAGGAAGATTCATCCGTATCTTCTTGACCGTGGCATCAGCCGCGAGACGATCATCGAAATGCAAGTTGGTTACGATGAAGAGCACGACGGTATCGTGATCCCTCACTTCTTTATGGGCAAGCTGGTGGGTTGGCAGACCAGACACCTAAGGCAAGACCCTGATGGCACCTTTCGCTGTAACATGTGCGAGTCAGGAGCGAACAAGGGCGTCTACTCCAATAAGAAGGTTGTCAAGTACAAGAACACAGTTGGCTTTCCGAAGATCAACACTCTCTACGGTTACGACCATATGAAGAATGCGGTCGAAACTGAAGGTGTGAGTTCTTGTATTGTCATTGAGTCACCAATGAGTGCGCTCAAGCTTAAGAGCTTGGGATTTAACCGCGTAGTTGCTACCTTTGGTCAGTTCTCTAAGGAACAGGCTATGCTTCTAATCGCCATGGAGCGGGTATACTACTGGCCAGACAACGATCCTGCGGGTTGGAATAACGCTCACACAATCATGGACGTTCTGAAGCGTTATACTGACTTGCGAATCGTTCCTGTCTTGCCTCAGGAGAAGGGTGATGCTGGTGATCTAGACAGAGATACGGACGTGTTTGAGTACCTTTATCACGCCTATCCAGCAGCCCTATTTCCCATGAAATCACCCCAGAAATTGGCTACTTTAGAGGCAATTTATCTAGCCAATACGAACACTTAATATAGGAGGTAATTCATATGAAGAAGTACACTAGCCCCGAAAAGATCGACGTATTCTACGGCAAGGAAGCCGTTGTTGTCAATCGTCATCTTGGTAAGGTGGGTAAGCCAATCTCCGATTTCTCTGATGAAGAGAAGGAGGCGTTGAGTGCTGATCTTGAGAAGGTTCGCGAGCCTGAAGAAGAGAAGCCTGCGGCTGACATTCCCGCTTTAGTTCCTGAAAAGGACACAAAATAGTATAACGAAATGCTTGCACGGCCCACTGTAATGTGGTAATATATAACAGACTCTAAGAAGGAGATAAATCAATGAGTAAATTCCGTACTGGAATTCAGGAAATTCAGAAGCAAGCAGCAGGTGGATCTAAGAAAGCCCGCTGGACGCCTAACATTTATTGGAAGGCAGGAGATAGTAAGACCTTAGCTTGGATGACAGGCGCAGATGAGATTCCGAAGGTCGCACTCCACAACTTTGTACGAGTGCCGGATGATTCCCGCGAACAGGGATTTCGTTACGAGTCATTCCTATGCCGCAAGGATGAGTCAATGATTGACGAATCCGGTGGTTACTGTGAACTATGCGACCGCGTAGGGCACGAGCCTACCATTAAGTTTGTAGCGATGGCTGTCGAGCTAGAGGCTATCAAGGATGGCAAGAAGACGGTCGGACTTAAGGTTGCGTATGATACGCGAAAGAATAAGGAAGGCGTCGATGTAGACTATCCTCGTTGGGGAATGGTTACTCAGGCTTCCAAGAACTTCTTCAGTTATCTCGCGGCCTATCACGAGAACACCGGAGATATCCGCGAAGTCGGTTGGGAAATCGTTCGTGAAGGTGCATCTACTGACACGAAGTACCACCACTTTGAGCTTAAGGCTCCGCTCCCTGATCTTTCTGGTATCGAAGTACCTGATATCACAGAGATTCTAGAGGGTATGGGTTCGGATGAGAAGTACGCTCAGGTAGAAGCTATCGGAGCTAACTCTCAGCCTGCCTTTGGTGAGGATGCCAAGCCTGTAGAGGATTCTGGTACGGTTCCTAGCGGTAGTCGGGACAGTGAGTTTGCTAAGATTCGCGAAGAACTTGAATCTGGCAAGAGGACTGTAGATAGCTACTAGAAATGGTAGAAGCTACCATTATCACAGACGGTAGCGCCGATAATACCAGAGGCACCGGAGGATGGTGTGCTATTATCAAGGTGGATTCCTCTCTGATCGAATTAACGGGATGGGAGGAATCCACTACGAGTAATAGGATGGAATTGATGGCCGCTATTGAGGGGCTACGTTCCTTTAAAACCCCTACAAAGATTCATCTTGTTTCGGATTCTACATACATGCTTAAGACCCTTAAGAACAAGTGGTACGAGCGGTGGTTTGAAGAGAATCAGGAGCACAGACCGAATCTAGATTTGTGGAGAATCCTCGCTGGACTTGTCCAGTACCATGAGGTAGAATATACGAAGGTAAAGGGTCATTCTGGAAACTACTGGAATGATAGGGCCGATATAATGGCTAAGAAGGCACGAAAGGAAAAGCTGGTAATGAAAACTGTTTCAGAACATTTTGATGAGACTAAGCGGTGCGAGCATATGGGCTATCAGAATAAGCAATGCCAGTTGGTTTCTGGTCATTTAAGTGGGCACTACTATTCCACTCGTAAGTGGGCATGGCAGGAGGAAGAAGTTGGCAACCCCGTTACATAGTCACTCACATTTCTCAGCCCTAGACGGATTGGCTAAGCCTTCCGAAATGGCGGCTCGTTGTAAAGAGCTAGGCTTCACAGCCTGCGGACTTACTGACCACGATGTGGTGGCTGGTCATTACGAATTCTATAACGAAATGGTTAAGGCTGGCGTTAAGCCAATCCTTGGTGTCGAAGCTTATCAGACTACTGGCGCACGTCAGACTAACCTAGGATTCCGTACTGATCCGAAGACAAAGGAAAAGGCAGACAACTTCCACCTTATCTTGTTGGCCATGAACAGCACCGGCCTTCGCAATCTCTGAATACTTAACTCCGAAGCTCATAGGTCTGGGTTCTACTATAACTCTAGGGCCGATTGGGAGCTTCTAGAGAGATATAACGAAGGTATCATCGCAACCTCTGCCTGTGCTCTTGGACTGGTAGCTCAGGCTCTTAGAGGGAACTCTTACGCTGGCGATCCAGAGCAGCTACTCTCTCGCTACCTCGATATCTTTGGCGACCGCTTCTATTTGGAAGTGTCAACCTATGGTGAGATTTGGCAGCACGATCTTAACAAGCAACTTGAGGCTCTAGCCAAGGAACACAGCGTACCTATGGTCTACGCTAACGATGCACACTACGCATACCCTGGCCAATATGAGCTACATGAAACCGTGCTCTGTATGAAATATCAGGAGAAGGTTTCTGCACGCACCGAGCCGCATCACATTCCTGACCTATACATTATGGGTGAGGATGAGGTTAACAAGGCTCTCAATCATCTTGATTGGGATTCTGAGCCTGTAGAAACGAGCGATCTTATTGCTGACCGTTGTGACGTAACCTTTCCTGGTCGAAAGGTTCATATCCCTGTATTCATTCCAGAAAGTAAGTGGGCGAATGCTAGGGCTATGCTCTTCGATCTAGCTTCTGACGGTTACCGCGCTAAAATTATTGACAAGGGATTGGATTCAGATGAATATATGGAGAGATTCAAAGAAGAACTCAAGGTCATCTTCGAAGCTGATCTTGTGGATTATTTTCTGATTGTTCGCGACTTTATTGCTCATGCCAATAGTGTTGGTTATCTTGTTGGCCCTGGTCGCGGGTCGGTTGGAGGCAGCCTTATCGCGTTTCTTATTGGGGTCACCCAACTCGATCCAATCAAGTACGGACTCATCTTTGAACGATTCTATAACGCCGGACGAGAAGGCTCGCTCCCTGATATCGATACTGACTTTCCGACGTTCGGTAGAGAATTCATCCGCGACTATCTAATCAAGAAATACGGTGAGGATTACGTAGCAGATATCGGCACGGTAACTTCATACCAGGGACGTAGCGCCATCCAGAAGTTGGGTAGCGCGATGGAGGTTCCCTTCAACGATATCAAGCGAATCTCTCAAACAATTGAGGGCGCTATTGAATCAGGTCTACAGCCGAATTGGGAAGCTCTTAATAAGCTACCTGATCTAGTGAATTATCGGGTCAAGTATCCTGATCTATTCGAATACGCTGAACAACTTTACGGCAATACATTCACGTATGGTATTCATGCTTCAGGAATTCTAATCTCTGATGAACCACTCTCAGAATCCTTCCCGCTGCGCTGGCACGCGAAAGAGAAGAAGCCGGTAACTCAGTTCGATTACCGAACCGCTGACAAGCAAGGCTTTATGAAGGTAGATGTTCTAGGTCTACGAAACCTAGATATCCTCATGGAATTGAATGATATCCTCAAGAAGCAGGGCATCGAGCCTATCGATTTCCCCTCTCTTGAGGCGGAAGACCATCCTGCGGAAATGTACGAACTTCTAGAGAAGGGGCTGACTGTAGGATTGTTCCAAGTCGAAGAGAAGGCCGGGGTAAAGGAGCTTTGCCGAAAGATCAAGCCCCGCAATGTCGAAGAACTCGCTCTAATCACGGCATTGAATCGTCCCGGCCCTCTCATCGCTGGATCAGATAGGCGATATCTCAAGGGACGTAACGGTGAAGCGGTCAACTACATTCATCCGCTTCTAGAGAAGGTTGCGGGCGACACCTACGGCGAATTTGTTTACCAGGAGCAAGTAATTCAACTGTTCCGTGAGCTAGGTTACTCTCTACAGGAGGCGGACAATGTTCGTGCGATTCTAGGTAAGAAGCTAAGGGAAGAAATGGCCCGAATTAAGCCTGACTTCCTTAGGCGCTTCGGTGAGCATCCGATGACAAAGGAAATTTCTGTCGTTGCGGTTGAACGTGAGGCACTTGGGCTTGAAGTCTGGGATATGATCGAAAACTTCTCCAAGTACGCATTCAATAAGGCGCACTCTACAGCTTACGGTATCATTCTTCTTTGGACAATGTACGCTAAGTATTATCACCCGAGAGAATTCTATTTGGCTTCAATTCGAACACTTGTTAAGGAAGGTAAGAAAGATAAGCTCGCTAGTTACGTTAAAGAAGCCCCTCGTATGGGCGTGCAAGTGCTCCGTCCCGAATTAAATGTTTCTAAGGCTGAGGCAAGTGTCGAAGCTGAGGGTATCCGGTACGGTTATGCTGATGTGAAGGGTATTGGACTAGCAGCAGCGAAGTGGCTTGAGACTAATCAACCGTTCAATGACTTCGATGATCTTCTAGAGGTTTCTCAGCGGGACGATAAGAAGATCACACTCAGGAATGGTCTACGTAAGGTCGCGGTGCACAAGGGGCAAATTGAAAGCCTACGTAAATTGACTGAGCTACAGGATCGTGAATTGATTGACGTAGAAGAAGAGCTATTGGGCGTAGCATTATCCGATAATTCGGATGAGATTTTATCTCAATATTCTGATATGATAGAGGCACAATGCGTTGACTTTGAGACAGTATTAGAACGTCATACCGTCGCACCCAACCAGAAGCACTTCAAGGTTGCAGGAGTGATTGTAGGTGTTCGCGAGACAAAGACCAAGAAAGGAACTGCCATGGCATGGCTTACGATTCAGAACCAGGGATTGACGCTGGACATGACAGTATGGCAGGAAGAACTACAGAGGCTTCGGTTTGCACTGAAGAACAGGACAGCGGGAATCTTTACGGTTGCTGCGAACGAACGCGGAATCAATCTTCGCGAAATAAAAATACTATTTAGGCAGGATTAATGAGTAGAGAACAAGCATTTAACAGTATCACGAAGGAACTTAAGAAGTCTATGGGCGATAGAGCCTACATTATGAGGGAGGCACCAAACGTGAAGGTGATTTCTACAGGGCTATTCGCCCTAGACGTTGCGACCGGCATCGGTGGTTGACCACGCGGCACACTAGTCGAGATTTATGGTAGAGAATCAGTCGGTAAGACCGCGCTATCTCTACTCACAATCGAATCCGTAACAAGTCAAGGTGGAACAGCGGCATTCATTAATTTGGAGTCCAAGATTACCCAGGAAACGTGGGTAAATTGGGCGCTCAAGATTGCACCAAAGATCAACCTTGACAAGGTGCTCGTAGAAGACGCTGAATTGGGTCAGGAGTCCGTCGATCTATTCGGTAAGCTCATTTCCAGCAACGCTTTCGATGTTGTCGTATTCGATTCCATCGGAGCTATGGGTACAGACAAGGAGCTAGAGGTAGGTAACGCGAAGCAGGCTTACGGCCAGTCCGCGATGGTGACACAGATGGTAAAGCAGGCGGCACAGTTCGCTCGTAGAACCGATTGTGTTCCGATCCTCCTTAACCAGATTCGCGATCAGCAGGCAGGCACATTCACGCTTGAGAAGGCTCCTGGTGGCCATGCAAAGGATCACTTCGCTACACTCCGCTTGCATCTTAAGCCGAATAAGCAGGACTTCAAGGGCGAGCTTGTAAAGGTAGACAACTTCAAGGTTGATGCTGGATATAGGGTACGTGCTCAGCTTGTGAAGAGTAAGGTTGGCTCACCACGACGCTCCGCAGGATGGAACTTCTGGAATTACGAGACTGCCGACCACAAATATGGCTTTGATCGTTTCCAGGATATCCTAGACACGTCTCTACAGACGGGTGTAATCCAGCAGGGTGGCGCATGGTTCCGACATGATGATTTCCCTGAAGGTAGATTGCAGGGTAAGGATAAGGTCATCGAATTCTTGCAGGCTAACCCTCAGAAGATCGAAGAGCTACGCCGAGACATGGTGCTAGCAGCATACAACACATCAGGTAACATTATGGAAGAGACTTCTAACGGTGTCGCACACGATGCGTTTGACGTTGTTGCTGATCCTGTAGTTAACGAGGTACCGAATGAATAAAGAAGAGGAAAAAGAATTTCGCGAAAAACTTATTTCAATCTTTATTGATAATTATGGTTATACACGAGACGAAGCAAAAATTATTTTGCGACGTATTGGTGATCGTTTAGATGGATATACTCATCTAGAAGCAGCAGAAAGAAATCCTTTAAGGAATGAATATGAATAGTATTAGGCCATTATCCACAAGTCAGATGGGAAAGGAACATGAAGAGAAAATTGTTAAAATATGGGGTTGGGCTAATGCTCATCGATCTAGGTCTAGCGGTGCTAGCTTTCACGATCCCGTTGATGTTACATCTGATGTAGCTGTAACCGAGTGCGAGGCTACTGAGAAGAAGTCTTATAGTCTCAAGCTTGAATTCTGGGAAGAGATTGTTCAGAAGCAGCACTCAGGTAAGTTTCCCTCTCTGGCGATACGATTCCTAGAGAGGGATAAGCAGAAGACCACTGATCTAATGGTGGTTGATGCCGAAATGTTGAGTGCGCTAGTCGAGGAAGTCGAAGCGTACCGTGACGAAGCACTAAGGAGAGACTAGTGGCGAAGTTCGATTCAAAGAAACTACTAAAGACACTCACGGCGAACCAGGGTTCTATTCTGGTTCCGCATATTGAGTCACATTTAACCAAACGAGAAAACTTCCCGGAGAAATGGGTTATCGAAATTCCTAACTTCAAGAAAGGCGATGGTTATTACCATCCTTCCGGTGACTGCTTCACTAGTCCAACTGACCTTTGGAAGAAGAAGAAGGGACTCTTGTTACATAAGCCGGTCAATTCCGCTCTACAGCGCACCTTTGACTGCGGGCATATGTGGCACGGCTACATTCAGAATCTACTCATTCACATGGGATTCGTCTTACCCGAGAATGTTGAGCGCCATCTTCTTAAGACGATCCTAGAATCACCAGAAGTCATCGGCAGCGGTACAGCCGACCTCGTAGACGTGCAGATTCCAGGACAAGGTTCTTGGCTTGTCGATATCAAGACCATGGGCAAGAAGGAATTCGAAGCAGGCGCTAACGAGTGGACGATGTTGAAGTGGAGGGCACAAGTAAACTGTTACATGGATTGGCTCGACACAGAGAAGGCAATGATACTCGCGATTTGCAAGGACTCTCCGCATATTATGCGTGAATACCAGATCGTGCGAGACGACGAATTGCTTAAGCAGATTTACGAGCGATGGGCTTATGCTTCTTATTGCTACGAGAAGGATACCATGCCGGAAACCAAGGAAGAGATTGATCCGAGACTTCAGGCGCGTGGTGATTCATCCCTAGATGAGGTCGAAGCGGGACTTGTTGTAGCTAATTAGTCACGTTTATACTTGACAGGAGTATATCTTATGCTATAATACCTTCTAACAAGAGAAGGTAATATATGCACAATGATCGTTCTAGGGTTAGATCCAGGACTTATCCGATTAGGAATTGGGAGCCTGGAATACAAGCATGAGCAAATTACGTTAGTAACTTATGGGTTAATCTCCAATCCGAGAGGCCCGGAGTCTTATAACGAATTTCTCACCGCAGGAATCCACCAGATTGCTGGTGATTTTCCGCGACTTTTAGATTTAGTTCAGCCTCATATGATTGTTGCTGAAACCGTACCACCCGGCCGTCTAGGATCGAACAGTGATTCGGTCATGGCGGCTATCACTGTATGCAAGGTTATTGCATTTCAGTTCGGTGTACCGTGAAGTAACATAGCAGCTTCAACAGTTAAGAAGTCTGTCACAGGGGATTCTAAAGCATCTAAGGCTGTCATTAAGAACGCAGTCCTGGATGAGTTTGCCACAATTAAAGCTCGTCACGCTGAGCTTAAAAAGGAACAGAAGATCGAAGGGGTTAAAGCCAGCGGGTTACCGCAGGACGTATTCGATGCTGTTGCTATAGCGTGAGCCTTCATCAATCAAGAGAAATCCAAAAAGCATGACACAGAAGCTAACGGCGGCTCGTAAATATGACGGCCTAACCGCAGATAAGAAGTTCCTAATTTTGCGTGAAGCATATCGAAATTATTTAACATTTAAACAGTACGTAACAGACACAGGGCGCGACGTAATTGAGTATGCCGTACCTGAATCCGAGGATAGTGAAGTCTGAGTTCCGATTTCAATTTGTTTTAGTGACCTTGAGAGGGCGCTTAAGCTATTCAAGGATGGTTCCGAGGCAGAGAACACGATCTTATCCGTAAGGAAGGAACAAGCCTTCCTTCTTAACGTGATTATGGATCAACGACAGGAGGACGTAGCTGAGCAGATGGGCATCACTACTGTCTCTGTTGGGCAGTATGTCAAGCAGGCATGTCTTCAGCTTAGCGAATACTATTTCGGTGATATGTCCTCCGAGGACATTAAAACCGACGAGAGCGAAGGGTAATTAGTGATGAGTAGACTAACTACTGATAGAAATGATCCTGATTTGGGTTATGGCGTTGACACAGAACCCGTAAGTCAGAATCAGGCATACCTTGTTCTTAGCAAGGAAGAGCTTGCGAAAGGATTTGTTCGTCCTGTTCGAACTTCCTATATTCATGTGGGTTTAAAGAAGCCTGCGAATCTTAGAGAGCTAACTGAGGAAGAAAACACAAGATATTCACAATTTGAATATTTTAAATATGAAAAATATCCAGAAAGTGATTCCTCGGTTACAGGGAGATATTGCACTAAAAAGCAATTGGCGAAAGTTGAGAATGGTTGCCAAGAAATTACAAGAATGTCTCGTGAAATTGCTGAGACATATGCTCGTAATCCAAAGTTTTATGGTGCAACTTACTGTGTAGGGTGTCAGATGCATTTACCAGTTGAAGAGTTTGTGTGGCTTGATAATCCAGATCAACGAGTGGGTGAGTAAAGTGCGGACTCCCTATACTTCAAGAAAAGATTATGAGAAGGAGCTTCCGCCCTTCGATGAAAGTAAGATACACGAGTACACGGCTCGTGAACTAGAGGCATACGCCAATATCATGCTCCGCGAGGACATTGCCGAGAATAAAGACGGCCCTAGAGTCCTGATGCAGGAGCATATTGAACCTAAGTGACGCAAAGAAGTTCGGTCTGAATCAGGGACAGTGGATGATGCAGTTACAAACGCTATGTCGAGAGACGGCCAGCGAATGTATAACAGAACACACCCGGCAGGCCGCAAGGTGAATAGTGCAGAAGCTAGAAAGCGGCATGGGGCTTCCTTCTACAGATAGTTAGTAGGGGGAAGCCCCTTTAATGTGGGAAAACATGGCAAAAAGAAATCAATTAACAACGGGTGTAACTGAGGCGAGCATCGTCAGAAGTGAACCTCGTTGTCTTGTTTGTAACTCTCCTGCGCGAGTGAAAGTAGATAAACTGTTAGTCGCAGGATTCTCCAATACCTCCGTAGCTCAGGAGCTTATGGAAAGCGATGAGAACTTTGCGGAGAAGGAGCTTGACACAGTTAGAAAGAATATTGAAAGACATTCAAAGTCTCATCTTGATATTAGGAATCGTGCAGTACGAGAAATAGTAGACCGCCGAGCTAGAGAGCAGGGCATCCTAGTGGATTCTGCTATTGGTCAAATCACTTCAGGACGTGCTCTACTTGATCTTCTAATCGCTAAGGCTACCGAGCAGGCAGGCAACCCCGCCAGCAAGGTACACTATAGAGACGCAATTGAAGCCGTCAAGATGCTAGAGGACGTGCAAAAGCAGGAATACATGTATCAGCTTGAAGAATTGCAGAAGCAAGTATGGGCAATCTCTCAGGCGGTACTAGAAAAGGTACCAAAGGACTTGCTTCCTGAGGTAGTAGCCCGAGCACATGAGCTACGGGAAAATCCACAACTAGTAATCGAGCAATAATGAAAAAGTTCACTAAGAAGAATCTGGGAGATTACTCTCGTTGGCCGAAGTACCGCAAGCAGCATTTAACCCAGGCTACTAGAGTCATCGGCCCGTTTGAGGTTGAAACCCGAGAGGGAACCTTGACTTGCAATGATGGTTGACTTGCCATAGACTCTGATGGCCATCCTTATCCGGTAGCGGCTGAGGAATTTGATAAAATATATGAAAGTGAGTACGGTGATGGTTAATCTATACCAAAATGAAGTAGAAGAAATTACAAACGTAGTTGAAAAGGTGAGTAAATCATGGTGAGGCAAAACTGCAAGTGGGGAGAACCTAGCCTTGTTGCACAAAGAACTACTAGGACGCCTTCAGGATATTGGGTTCGAAGCAGACGTAGATGTTACCCCCGTCCTCGCGGGAATGCCCGCCACTGTAGCCATCGTCAATAGGATCGAAGAAAAGGATTTCGATATCGAAAAGCGCCAGCACGAGCTACGTCAGATGGCTGAGCGAAACGAGAAGCGCCCTGACATAGAGGGAAATGTCTAGCATTGAAGTTCCGAATCTAATCGATCAGTTTTCCGCAGCACTGATCAAAGATTCCGTAGACATTATCACGTTTGCCACGGACAAGAAGTACCTTGGCAAGACGTTGTATCCTAGACAGAAGACAATCCTTAAGATCATCTTCTTGCAGGACTTAGATGACTACGATAAGTCAGTAATCGCGGAGTGACAGACACCGGGCAACGAGACTTCTATCTGCCCAAATCTTGAGTACCGTATAAAATACCTCAAGGACAACGGGTACTCTCATTTCCGCACCGTTCAGTTCGTAGGTGGCCGTCGATCCAGCAAGGGATTTATGACGGCTATTGCAGTTGCTTATAAGATATATTTGCTCACGCTTATGGAGAGCGTAGGTAAGCACTACGGGATGGACGAAGGAAAGGCTATCTATTTCTCCATTATCGCAGACTCTATGGAGCAAGCGAAGGCCCACCAGTTCGGTGATGCAGCTAACGCCATCCTCGACTGTAGTATCCTACAGAAGCAGCAGCTTATCACAAAGTTCGTTGCCGAGTCAATCCACGTAGCCACACCGTATGACCTTAAGCGTCAGACTTTGCTAAGAGCGGGCGGAACCAAGATTGACCGAGACATGGCATCGCTTATCGTTAAGGCTTTCGGTACCAACTCCAAGACCCTTCGAGGATCAGCGTCCCAGATGTTCATCATGGACGAGTTTGCTCACTTCATCACAGGTGAATCTAAGATGAGTGACGAAGAGATTTGAAAGGCAGCCACGCCTTCTCTGGCAACGTTTGATAAGGATGCTATGATCTTCGCGAATAGTTCTCCGTATTCAAAAACAGGTAAGTTCTTTGAACTGTACGAACAGAGCCTAGAACTTGATCCTCCCGAGGATGGTGTTCCTGTATTCCCGACTCACCTAATGATCAAGTTCCCATCGTGAGAAACGTACAAGGACTACGAGCGCGAGCCTAAGATTAGTTCGCCACTAGTCTCCCCTCCTGACGAAGACCCTATCATCGCAGCAGAAGAGCGAGCCGACCCTGACTCATTTAAGGTAGAGTACCGCAGTAACTTCGCTGAGGTTATTGACGCATTCCTAAATCCTGAAATGGTAGATCGCGTCTTCGATCCTACCTTCACGCAGCAAGTTCTTGGGGAAACGCTAGAGCCTAAGTATGGTGGAACAGCATTTACCCTCTACGCAGGCCACGGCGACCCTGCAACCGTTAAGGCTAACTTTGGTCTAGCTGTTGGTCACCTTGTGGAGATTGAGGGAGAGAATGGCACCGAACAGCACGTAGCGTTTGACTTCATCGATGCCTTCTACCCTGAAGACTTTGAGAATAACACTATCGATTGGCTTGAAATCATGCCAGCGATTACAGAATTGATTAACAACTTCCGACCCCGTGAGTTCACATTCGACCAATACGAATCTGCTCAGACGATTCAAATCTTGCAAGAGAATCTTCGCAAGATGCAGAACGTGGACACCAATGTATATTCAATCTTCGCTTCCGCTAAGGTTAACGAAGTTAGAGCGAAGAACTTCCGTACCGCTATCAATCTAGGCCGCGTACACGCGCCCCATCCCTCCACCTTTAATCCAGCAGCACGAGTCAATTCAATTGAACTGGTACGAAATGAATTAAAGTTCCTCGTGGAAAAGAATGGAAAGATTGATAAGCAGACTGTCGGCCCTGTCCAGACAAAGGATATTGCGGACTGTATGATGACTGTCGTAAATACCCTGATTGGTGATTCTATCACTAATATGTATTCTGGTTTAGGCAGTCAGCTTCCAGCATTAGGACATTCGCTTGGAGGCAATACGTCACAATTCCCAGAACTAGATTCATTCTCTTCTGGGTTTCGACGTGACCGTGGTGGCTATGGATTGTCGCGCGGATATAGAAAGCGATAACCATATACTATCAAACACGCACTAGCGGTAAAAGAATTACTGAGGAATATACCATGATCATCAAAGAAAACGGAAAGTTGTATAACATTGACGAGGAAACCGGATTAGTCACCGAGGCTTCCGTCGATCAAGCACCGGAGGATACTCCTGCGGTTGAGGAATTCGCGGAAGATTTCCGCACCGGAGATAGGGTGGCTGTCGATAATGAAGAGGGTACAATCATTTCGATTATCTCAAGCGTTTACGGCCCTGCCTTCGGAGTTAAGTTTGATGATGGTGGAGTTGACGAGTACCCAGAAGAGAAGTTGACTCGCGTGGAAACCGAAGAGCCGGACTATGAGACTCCGGTAAAGGAAGTCTTAGCCCGCTACGCAACCTATGAAACTCTTCCGTCTTACACACGAGACGAGATTGAGACTAAGGTTGAGGAAGCTCGCAATCTAAACCTCCGTGCGAAGGCTCTCATCACAGATTCAAAGCTAAGCTTCAGCGATCAGGTAGAGCTTGACCGCGTAGTTCTAGCAACTGGCACCGATCTACTAGACTTCAAGACCTTGAAGGATAGCGCAGAGGCTAATGAGGAATACCTTAATAGCTTCAACGATTCACGATTCGAACTAGCTTCAGAGTTTAAGAACACCGCAAGCTATGGTGCAGCAGACGATGCCTCTTGGGTTGACTCTGCTTTTAACGATATCGAAGCAACTACAGACGCCGACTTAGCGGTAGCCGCACAGGAAATGGTTGACAGGCTTACCGTTGAGCAGCTACAGGATGAGGAATTCGTTTCACTATCCTCTTCTTACCAGACCGAACGCCTCGTGGCCGACGAAGAGCAGACAGCTAAGTTTGCTGGATTCGTCCGAGAGGCAGCAGCCAAGAAGATTGAGGCAGCCCCGGTCGTGGAAGAGACAGAGGTTGATGAATCAGACTTAGATGATTTTGATACATCGGCGCTCTATCTATAAGGAGATTAAATGTTTGAATCACTTCTAGCTTCGGAGCAGGCCAACAAAGCGGCGGTATTGCTCGCGAACGAAAGATTTAACGCACAGCTAGCCCCATTCGTAAAGGGTTCTTCTACGCGACTCGCGCACGTCCAGCCGGACATTGAGCGAATCGTTGCCGAAGTCTGCAACGAAATGGGCGCTGACAACGAGTATGTTTCCTCAAGACTAGAGGAACATTTGACAAAGGCAATTCTCGATAAGGATCATGCTAAGCGAGAAAAGCTAAAGGTTAAGACCACCCCAATCAAGAACCAAAAAGAGGTTCCTGCTACGGGTGATATTAAGCACACCGAATTTGATGATGAAGGTGAAGTCGCGGGTGCTGGTTATGACGAAGCCAGCACTCCTGACGCTAAGCTCGACCTCAGCAAGGATACCCAGAGCGGTACTTATCCTTCCGAGCAGAAGAAGGGTTGCTTTCGATGTGGCGAAGAGCTACACGAGAAGATTGCAGCCGTAACGCCTGTATGTCACAAGTGTACTGAAGAGCTTAAGGCGAGTGCTACCAAGTGCGCGTGCGAAGACTGCGGTTGTGGAGACGCTGGTTGCGATTGCGATCCAGACAATTGCAACTGCGAGAAGAAGACTTCAAAGGAGGCCGACTATCCTGGCGCTCCTGGCACCATCACACAGGAAGACTTGAGCGCACAGACCAAGCCTCTAGACCAGAACGCAAGAATGCAATGCACCTTTTGTGGCTTCCAGGGCACTCAGCAGGAAGTAGAGGCACACGTTTCTCAGGCACATCAGCAAGAAATGGCTCAGCTAGCTCGGGAGCGAGCAAACAACCCTGGCAACACGGCTCCGTTGGTACCGATGGCTTCTAAGGAAGCAGCGCCAGCCGACGTAGATGAGCAGGCTGTAGTAGAGCCTCTTCCGGCAGTACCGGGAGATAATTTCGATGACATGGTGCAGGATTTAGCAGATAGAGCAGCAGCGATTCAATTCTCAACGCTTGATGAAAAGGATCTTCACACGCTTGCAGAATCGCTAGGTCTAGGCCCAGATGATTTGGATGGTAAGGTTCAAGTTGTTGCGGTATTCGATAACTACACTGGCGTCAATGGCCAGTTAGTAAACAAGGTTCCTGACATGCCACCTGATTATCAGGAAGTCCAGTCCTCAGTAATTAGAGCGACTGCACACGAGGCATTAGTTCCTGTAGATATTGTTGTCCAGAAGGTTGCAGAACAGATGGACATGGATCAAGACTTGGTTTATAACATGATCAAGGACAAGTATGGTGCGGATCTTCCAGATAAGTATCATGCAGCGGTACAAGGCGAGTACCATTTCTACGTACCAGCCTCACTAGCTGTCAACACGGAAGACGTAGCAGCAGAACAGGGCGATATTGGCCCGACTTCTTATGCCCCTGATGGCGGACAGCCTCAGCTAGTGCAGCAGTAGAACGCCGATCTAGAAGAGCCTCGTATGGCAGCGAAAGACACACGAGAATACAAGAACACAAGAAATTACAAAAAGAACTTAGGCCCAAATCATTGTGAGATACCGGATTGCAATTTCACAGAAGTAATCACGAAGCACAGGATTAAGCCAGGGAGAAGGGGCGGCAAGTACGTTCTAGGAAATGTTATAATGCTTTGTCCTAATGACCACGCCCTCGCAGAGATTGGCAAATACTCACAATACGAATTGTTCCAGATCGTTCAGGAGCGAATTCGACTACAAAATGCACTTGAAAGGAAATAAATGGATATCTTGAATGGATTTGAAGCTCAGAATTACCTTTCTGGTGCGTTACATGTTGCCAAGTCTAGCCCTCGTTCAGTCTTAGTTAAAGACCCGAACAAAGCTTTGTTTGAGAGCATTCAGGATCGTAATGATAAGAGAGCAGAGGATATGGCCCGCCGTCGCGGTACTTCGCGAGTGGGTTCCTTTGGTGGTGGCGATGTATTCGCGGGCATCCCGCGTATGTATACGCCGATGGACTATTTTCAGTCACAGAAGATTCCGCATGACATTAATAATGACATGCATCGGTTTGAGCTTTACAAGTGACTCGATCTTTTCTATCGCACCCACTATCTTATCCCCATCCTTGTAGATATCTTCACTCGTTTTCCGCTCGTTGGTCTAGAACTAAAGAGCCGGGATAAGGGACTAAAAACATTCTACGAAGAGCTATTCTTTGACAGTTTGAATTATGAGCAGTTCCTTGTAGACCTTGGCCGTGAGTATTGGACTCTCGGACAGGCATTCCCGCTAGGTCACTTTAATGAGAATCTAGGAATCTGGGAAGAGGAAGAGTTGCTCGACCCCACAACAATTAAGGTGCAACAATACCCGATCATTGGTGGAGAACAGTTCTTTATCTCCGGTGAGGCACTAGACGACCTCCGCAATATCGTTAAGAAGAACGAGCCTGCGGACGTAGCCTACCTCATCAGACGGGACTACCCGGAATGGATTCCGTTCCTAGAGAATAAGAGGGATATCCCGGTATCAAACGTGCTTTTGAAACAAGTTGCTTTCAAGGCATCCTCTCGTGACTTACACGGCACACCGATTCTTCTTAGAGCGTTGCGTACCCTCATTCACGAAGAGAAGCTCATGGCTTCTCAGGACGCTATCGCAGAACGACTTTACTCTCCGATGGTTCTCGTCAAGCTTGGTATTCAAGACATGGGTCAGGGTAGAGGCCCATGGATTCCGACCTACGATGACGTTCGTTCAATGAGAGACGAGTTCGACGTGGCTCTATCCTCTGACTTCCGCCTCATGGTTCACCACTTCGGTATTGAAGTGCAGAACGTGTTCGGCCGTGAACAGATGCCGCGACTTGACCAAGACTTTGACCGCGTAGAGAAGCGTCTAATGCAGACATTCGGCGTTAACCCATCACTCTTACAGGGTGGTGCAGCATCACAGCCCTACGCATCCTCAGCCCTTCAAGCAGAGTTCCTTTCACAGATTCTACGCACCTATCAGGGCTATCTCAAGCGCCATTGGGAATCTCGTGCTAAAATTGTAGCAGAGGCTCAGGGTCATTACGACTACGAGACTCGCGGAGACACCCGAGTTCCGATCATGGAAGAGGTTGTGGAATATGACGATGACGGACAAGAAGTTATCGTAGAGAAGAATAAGCTTATGATCCCTGAGATTACCATGAAGGTTCTTGACCTTCGTGATGAAGCTACACAGCGCCAATTCCTACAGTCTCTTAAGCAGCAGGGAGTTCCAATTCCTGATCAGGATATCGCCATGGGTATGAGTTACGATTTCGAAGAGGCTCTTGGGAAGACTCAAGAAGAAATGATTCAGAAGACGGTTGCACAGCAGGATGCAAAGGTGAAGACCTACAACATCTTGCAGGCACGCGGACTTCCGATCCCTCCTGATCTAAGACAGGAGATTGAGGGTCTACAGTCTATACCGGCAACCGCTGATGGAAGCGTAACACCGCCTCCGGGTGGCCCTGGTGGAGACGACTTCAATATGCCACCGCCTCCGGGTGGAACCCCGGCTATCGGCCCTCGTTCACCGCAGCGAGGACAGCGCCCAGAAGAGTCAGATGAGCGTTCACCGATTCCGCCTCCGGGACAGGTACCAAACAACACGCCTCAGATTCCCGGTGTCCCTGGGCAGCCTGGACTAATGGGGATTCCGGGCGCACCAAAGCCAGCTATCGGAACACCGCCAACTTAAAACTTGACAAAGTAGCCGCGCTTTGCTACTATACTGTCATATGGATTTAGCAGATAGAAAGCCACATGAATTGGCGACCATTGTCGGCTACTTTCTCGACCGTTCGGCTGAGGGTGTCGCTCTAGCAGAAGAGGCACTGAATCAGCTACAATTACGGGCTGAGGGAAATGCCGACTTACCGATTCGTGATGATAATACCATCCTTCACACTTTGCCACGCGCTAAAGAGGGACGATATACCATTCCTAAGGTTAGCAAACCGTATAACCAGGAAGACTACGACACTGTAGCCGAAGATACAGAAGGAGAAACCGAATAATGACCTGAACTGACGATGATGGCTTGCTCTTAGGGGAAGCCTCCGCAGAATTGCCGCTTTCCAAGGCAGCCTTAGAGAAAAGATGTGATCGTGGTAGTATCGATTACTACCTCGACAGTAAGGGCCGTCGTAGGATTCCTTTCCATGTTATTGAAGAGTGGGGAATGGCTCCTATGGATGCGGCCCTATACGACTATGATCCTAAGTTCGATATCCCCAAGTCAGAGCTTTGGGGTAACGGTAAGGCTCCGGTAATTAAGCTTCCTCGTTCGCAGGAGTGGATTACTGTAGGTGGAGTGAACGATATCCACGTTCCTTGGCACGATGCCGAACTAGTAGATGCGGCAATCGATCTATTCAAGGATCTACAGCCTGACCTATTCATTATCAACGGTGACATGCAGGACTTCTTCGGTCTGTCTAGATTCAACAAGAGCTTTGAGCGATTGGACAATCTACAGAACGAGCTAGACCAGGGCAAGGCGCTACGTGCCGCCTTCCGTTCAGCTATGCCTAATGCAGCAATGCATGAAACGCTAGGAAACCACGAGGAAAGACTTCTCACCTATCCTGGCTTCAATGCACCGGCCCTCAAGAGCCTTAACAGCCTCAAGCCGGACGTGCTGATGGGTCTAAAGGAGCTTGACATTAAGCACTGGCCGCGCAACGGTTTTCGCTTGAATGAAGAGTTCCTCGTAGAGCACGGCGCAGTTGTTCGCAAGAACGCTGGTGACACCGCCAAGCAGCGCCTCAACGAGACGCTTATTAGCGGAGTCATGGGCCACGTTCACAGACTAGGGCAGGCTTCACGCTCTGGTTACAAGGAGATTAACTGGTACGAAACTGGTTGTCTCTGTCAGCTTAATCCCGACTACGTAACTGGTGAGGCTAACTGGCAGCAAGGGATTTGGGTAGGAACGTTCTCTACTCGCAGCACGAATTACAACATTCAGCTTATCCCTGCTTCAGGACGTGGGTTTATCTTCAACGGTAAGCACTACGGTAACACAAATGACACCCGAGATATCTGGGTTGGGCCAATGCCTAACTTTGAAATGGATATTCCATCCGACTTCAGCAAAGTCGTAACGAGGACGTGGTAAAATGAGTGGACACACAAAGTGGGTAGATATTAAGCACAAGAAAGACGAAAAGCAATACGACTTCAAGAAGAAGAAGCGAAAGGACTTGGTTAACGCAATGCAGATCACAGTATTTAGTATGACCGATGCTGAGCTTGACAAGAAGCTCCGCAGAGAACTAGAAGAAGCTATCGAGAATGTCGTCAAGGCACACAAGGATGCAGCCGCCCTTGCTTACACAATTGAGAAGGGATAAGGATGATTATTGGACTTAATGGACGCCTCAGGAGCGGCAAGGATACTACTTACTCAATCATCCAAGATTTATATCCTCACGCTGAGCGTGTATCCTTTGCCGACAAGTTAAAGGATTCTGCCGCAGCCTCCCTAGGCATCGATAGAGAGCTTATGGAAGAGCTAAAGAATGAAGAGGAAGTGCGACTAGTATTTGCCTTTCCCGTTGAAGGTTACGAAGAACTATATCAAAAGATGCAGGATTATCAAATGACAATTCGCGAGTATCTTCAACGGTACGGAACCGAGTCACATCGTGAGGTTTTCGGAACAGATTTCTGGGTAGACATGGCGTTGCCTTTAGACACTGATCATTCAGACAGGCTTCTTGTCGTAACAGATGTACGATTCCCGAATGAAGCACGTCGTGTCAAGGATTTGGGTGGACAGGTTTGGAAGATCGAACGAGATACTAGGACAGTATTTAGCGATCATCCAAGCGAGCAGAATCTAGACAAATATGTAGATGTGTTCGTAGATAATACTCGCTCGCTTTATGAACTTCGCACAAACTTAATCGATTTAACGAATAGGATAATGGTACCTTGTTAATTCAAGTAGATGTAGATTCAACTTTATATGACGCGGACAAGCTCTTTAATGATCTTGCGGTAGAGGCTGGTATTAAGTGGCCACGTAATGCGAAGTATTGGCTTCCGGCCGAGAAGATTCAGAAGGTTGACGGCACACAATGCACCCGCGATGATCTAGTGAAGGTCTTTCGTAAAGCACACTCTCACGAATACGTGTCGCAGCAGAAGCCTTATCCTCACGCCGCTAAGGTGTTGACCGATATTGTCAACACGTATGACAATATCGAAATCGCTTACGTATCAGATCGTAACGAGCAGCAGACAGGCGCACTTCGTGATTGGCTAGAGTCTAACGGTTTCCTTCACACTGAAGATCAGCATGTGGCGGCTACTAAGGATAAGCGTCACTGGATGCGCGAGCGCAAGCCTGAGATTGTCATCGATGATCGTGTACGCACGATGCTGATGGCACGCGCGGAGCTTAACGCATACGTAGTCAGCCTAACTCATGCTCACAACATTAATTTGACTGGTGAAGTGGAGCATATCTGGATGGTCAACAACTGGCTAGAGCTAGGTGATGTACTAAACAACGAACTAATCCCTCGCGTGCAACAGAAGATGGTTTCACGCGATGGAGCACTAACATACTAGGAGAACAATGACAGATACACAGACAGTAGACGAACGCACTGAGCGTTTTCGAACGGCAGTACAGAACCAGGATAAGGAATACCTTGACCTATTCACTGAGGGTCGGGACTTGGCATTCAATGGTGCCGAGCTAGACGACAGCGTTGAGATTCCTCAGGCTGTCCGCGATGGCTTTGCATCCGGCGCAGAGACTCGCGATCAGATGAACGAGAGCATGACACGTAACAAGGTGTACGTACAGCCTCACGCCCTTGGTGGTCTAGAGGTTATCACCTTCGGTAGCGATGGCACTAAGACTTCCGCACGCATCACTTTAGAGGCAGCATCTACCCTCGTGGTAGTCCTCAACATGTGGCTAACAACCATGTTGCAGAAGAGCTTCTTTGAGGCAGCGGAGCAGGCCAACGCTGTAACCAATTCAGGCATCGTGATTCCGGGACAGTAATGAGTAGCGATCCACTAATGGACGAAGCCGAGACTCAATGGTATAATGCCAGGATGGTTTCCAGAGACGGTCTAACTACCGAGTTCATGGAACGTATCTGGCAACAGGGAGTTATTGGGATGAAGGAGTTCCGTACTTGGTTGGCGAATAATTTTATTACGTTCGCTGATGTGCGTGACCCCGCAGTAGATGCTATGATCGATGAGGTTGCCAGGACTCGTTTCGAACGTGCTCGCTATCCTCAGGAAGAAAACAATCCCGAGGAAACGGAAACCCCTTAGCTCTTCCGCGCGTCGCGGCTCGCGTGATCGTTTTCAAAAATGGCAACAGACAACTGACCATACGATCCTTCCTGGACTAACGACTTGACCAGTGAAGCAAAGACTGATATAATAAAGCCTATGTCTTCCGTAGAACAGGAAATCAATCTGCATCGTCGTGTTGTTGAGCTTGAAGAGATAGTTAAGAAGCTTCAGGAGCAGCTACGCATTGCAGCGAATTACCGAAATGACGACCTAAACACTCGTGTTGAAGGTGTTCAGTTTGCGCTAGGCAAGGCAGCTACCGTAAAGGCGCGTGATCGTGGCAGACGTAGATAATTACCTATATTTCTATCGCGGCGAAAAGCTCCCTGAGGCTATTGAGCGGATTTTCGATGGTTATGACCGATTCGCTGAAACTATCTCTATGTATAATCTCGTAAATCCAGCAATTGCTGGTGGAGCTTGTCGCTCGTGGGTTCTTGGTGAAGTCCCGCGAGATATTGATGTTTACCTCACGAAGGATAAAGATAAGGAGTCTCTTGTTGTCGAAGATCCGAGCGAACCGGTGGTTAAACTACTTACAACCACTAAAACACCCGTAGAAGTTATCAATTACGTTTACCCTGATTTGGCCTCAATCCTAAATAGTTTTGATATGACAGTGGCAATGTGCGCGGTAGATAGAGAGCAGCTTGTGTGTCACGAAAATTATCTTTCTGATTTGGCCTCTAAGACGATTGCATTCACTAATATATGTAAGCCGATGAATTCCCTGCTAAGATTACAGAAATATATCAGGTATGGCTTTGCCGCGCATCCGAGGGAATTAACTCAGCTTGCAACAGCGTTTTACATGATGAGTGAAGAGCCGAAAATTCCCGATTTTGCTCGCGATCCTATCACTGGTCATTTTGTGCTAAGTTACAAGACCAGTTCGGGCACAACTATTATATTTTAGGAGAAATATGGCAGATATGAAGGAAGATGAAGTAGAGTCATTGCGTCGTGATATTGGCGAGAAGATGGCTCGTGATGGAGAGGGTTTACATGCAGGAGCTAGTGAATCTGTTAAGGCGGGCTTTAGACGGGGTGCTATCGGATTTGGTACGAATGTACTTCCCCGAAACTTTGCACGAACAGGCGAAGCGCGAACTGACTGGACTTGTGTTTGTGGTTATGTTAATAGTGGTCGTATCCGTTATGTTGTCGCTAAGCGAGAAGTTTGCGGAAATTGCCGAGTAGAAAGAGAATTTAGTGAAGACAGATAGTATGAGTGATTTCTTAGAATACCTGAACGTACATCAAAATCGGTTTGTTCCAAATCCTGGTTTATCATTCGATGATGTATTGTTGATTCCACGCAAGAGCGTGGTGGCTTCGCGTAAAGACACGGATACCTCTGGTACCCTTGTTAAGGATATCAAGTTAAATGTTCCTATCGTTGCTTCTCCGATGACAAGTGTTGTTAATGCGGCGATGGCAGAGGCGATGTACAACGCGGGTGGTTTTAGCGTGCTTCCGAGAATGGGAATCATTGCGGAGCAGGCCGAAGAGTTCCAGAAGGCCACGGTCAATAACATTGAAAATCGTGAGCGAGTTTGTGGCGCAGCATTTGGTGTTCAGGACGGCAAAGAACGCATCGAAAAGCTCTATGAGTCAGGATGCCGTGTATTCGTTCTAGACGTAGCGCACGCACACAGCCTAGAAGTCGAGAATTACTTGTCTAATCTATATTTTCCAGATGACCTACGTCTTATTGTAGGTTCTATCGCTACCTATAACGCAGCAGCCGATTTTATTAACTTTGGCGTACATGGATTAAGGGTAGGAATCGGCCCTGGCGCGGCCTGCACCACCCGAGAGGTTACGGGGTTCGGCGTAGCTCAGCTATCCGCTATTATGGAGGTTTATGCCGCTATACAGGATACGCCTGCTGAAGAGCGCCCTACGCTTATGGCTGATGGCTCAATTAAGTCCTCAGGTGATATCGTCAAAGCTCTAGCCGCTGGTGCTGACACTGTAATGGTGGGCAGGCTCTTAGCGGGCACTAAGGAGGCTCCATATCCTGGTGAATACTTCGGGATGGCTTCCAAGCGCGTCAACGGTCACAACGCTCCTGAGGGTGCGGAGGGTAAGGTCGAAGATGTAGGAACCGTAGAGGAAGCTATGAAGAAATTAGCTTGGGGAATTCGTTCAGGAATTTCCTACGGTGGAGTGAAAAACGCATCAGAATTGCGCGACGTAACAGAATTTGCTATACTAAGCCCAGGAGTATTCCACGAATCGGCAGTTAGGATCTAATGAAACCAGTACATTATTACAAATCCGATATTTATGGCCCGAATATCCTTTCAGAAAAGTTCGCGGCTATTATTGTCGAAAAAGATTTAAAGCACACGGTAACAAACGTCTATCACGCTGATGAAATCACAGACCTTTGGAAGAGGGCGGATTACACCTATGTAGACGGTGATAAGCGCCCAACCAAGCACGGTCTATTCATCCGCAATTGGGCCAGCGGGTTCACCGCAGCTTATATCTGGCAATTCCCCCAGGGTGGTGTTACAATCCATGTAGCGTCAACCACCGTTGAAGGTATGGAGGATATGCTAGTCGAATATCGTCTCCTGATCCCCAAGGCTGAGAAGGATACAGTCGAGAATCGCATCCCTATTAACTTCTGGTATCTAGCCCCGCAAGGGCCAGTGCAGACTATCCGCAAGCTCTATGTGCCGGATTGGGAGGATATCAAGGAAAACTATTCAGCGTCTACCCGAGAATCCCTAGAGCAGTTAATGAATAATGACTTCCGCCCCACAAGTGGTGGTCAGTTCATCCTCTGGCTAGGTGAGCCGGGTACAGGCAAGACGACGGCTCTACGAGCACTAGGCAAGCGATGGAAGGATTGGTGTGATATCCAATTCATCACTGATCCAGATCGTTTCTTCGGCTCAGGAGCGGACTACATGATGAAGTTCCTCATGCAGGCGTCAGAGACGAATGAGGTAAATCGATATATCCAGAATGCTGAGCCAAATGAATGGAATCTAGATGAGTTCGAAAACTTAGTCGAAGATGCTGCTGATGAGAATGAGGATGACCGCTGGATGCTTCTAGTATTTGAAGATACCGGTGAGCTTTTGACCAAGACGGCTAAGGCTGAGACGGGTCAGGGACTCTCTCGCTTCCTCAACGTGGTAGATGGCCTAATCGGTCAGGGACTCAAGATTGTCGTCCTCGTGACCACTAATGAGGATTACGATTCGTTCAATGCGGCTGTAATCCGTCCTGGACGATGCCGAGCAAAGATCGACTTCAAGACGCTCACGAAGACGGAGGCCCAGGCGTGGGCAGAGAAGCATAGCCTACCGGTACCTGATAAGGAGCAGAATCTAGCCGATCTATATGCTATCAAGAACGAGCAGATCAAGAACGAAGAAACACAGAAGCAGACATTAGGATTTGGATCGTAGATGAGTGAAGAGATTAGAATTTTAGATCATAAAATATGGTGGGATAAAGTTTCAGGTGGAATTGAGTATGGGAAATGTTGGTGTGGATGCGGACTTACGACCCCTTTAGCCTCTAAAACAAGATATGAAAGATTTCATATTAAGGATAAGCCTGTTCGTTATTTACATGGGCATGGAGGAAGAAGAACTGAACCCGTAGACGGGAAATTGATTTGTTCAAAATGTGGTGAAAATAAGCCCGTAGAACAATTTTATGAAAATGGTCATAGAAAGAACAAGCCCAATGTAAAGAAGTATCAAACTGTCTGTAAGACCTGTATTAGGAAACAAATGGCTCAAGTTAGATATAACATAACGGAAAAGCAGTTTGAAGATTTATTCACAAAGGCTGCTGGAAGGTGTGCTATTTGTAAAGAGGAAACGGATTTAGTCATTGACCATGATCACATTACTGGTGAGGTAAGAGGACTGCTTTGTGGAGATTGTAATCGAGGAATTGGATTTCTTGATGAGAATCCTAAAATTTTAGCTAGTGCTATTAAGTATGTGCAATCCCCTTCGATATCAGTTTTGGATCATGGATTTATTAAGTTGCAATCTAGTGATGCATCAGATTTAAATGTTATTAACTCTGCTAAAGTTAGCTTCGGCGTTATTGAAGATATAATTGAGGATGGAACAGATAGATTGATTCATTTCCTCATGCGTGAAAGACACGGTACCCCTTTCGAGTCTTCTGTGTTCACCTTCCATATCAAGGCTCCGCTATTTGTAGCGCGTGAATGGATGAGACACAGGATTGGGAGCTATAACGAGCTTAGCGGTCGTTACAAGAAGTTTGAGAATCCTGATTTCTATCTTCCCGAGAACTGGCGCTCTCAGGTAGGCAAGCCAGGGGCTTACTACTTCGAAGAGTGGTCAAAGACAAACCCTAAGGCCGACAGGCTTAATGCTATCTTTGTAAATCACTACAAGGATTGCGTTGACACATACAACTACGCTATTGAGCAAGGTGTGGCAAAAGAACTTGCTAGATTAGTTCTTCCATTAGCGATGTATACTGAGTTTTATTGAAGCGCAAATTTACGGGCTATTATGAATTTCTTATCTTTACGAAATGCAGACACAGCAATGTTCGAAATAAGAGAATATGCGAAAATAATTGAAGAATTAGTTACTGAGGAAATGCCTATATCCATGGAGGCTTTTAGGTTAAATGAGCGTCAAGCACCTTAAGCAAAGGCAGACAATGACTAAGCGAGAAGCAAAGGCGATTGTGAAGCAGGAGAGCCGAGAGCGCAGACAGCAAAGATGGAGAGAAATCCGTTGCTTTTGGACGTGGCCTTTCGGACATTGGTATCGACCATGGCAAGACAGCGATACGTATGATACGGGGCCATACTCAAGCGGTTGCGTAGGTTGCGGCCACGTCCCACCACTATTCTAATGACTAAATTAGGCGATTCACAACCCATTAAGTATCATTATCACGAAGACGAGCGTGGTATTCTTCATCGGTGTTATCACAAAACTCGTTTAAGTTGGAAAGCATGGGTTCTGGCAGCAGCAATTGCTACATTAGGCTTTCCAATCGAACACACAATTTGGGAGAAGGTTCCGCCCTTCTCCAACGTAGCCGACAGAATAGGATTGATTGAACATGGTGATAACAATTCCCACGTATCTCGTTAGGGTAAAGAACAATTACTCAGGCGAGAAAGATACTTACCGTTGTCCTCAGACGAAACTAGAGAACTTTATTTCGGTTCTCATCTTCAACAACCTGGAATTTGAGGTTGAACTTGAAAGACGCGACGAACCAGGAAGGATAATAAGTGGCACTGACGCCGAATAAATATCAGAAGGAAGCTTACAAGACCTTTACAACGATGGGAATTGAGAAGTTTCTCAATGCTCCGCATGACGAGAGCCTAGATGCTTTCGATGCCATCGAAGCGAAGGATAAGCAGAAAGACTTTACCAAGCTTATGTACATCACCGGCAAGTTAAACGGTGAGGCAGGAGAGTTCGCAGAAGAGATATTCAAGGCACTCCGAACCGGTGGAGATATTAAGGAGCGCAGAAGCGCCGCAATCGATGAGCTAGGCGACGTGCTCTGGTATGTGGCAGCAGCAGCTACGATTCTCAATGTATCTCTAGAGGATTTAATGGAGCAGAACCTAGGCAAGGTTCGCGCCAAGCTTAAGAAGCAGAGGGCCGAGGAAGTCGAGGCAAGACGAAATGTTAAAAGCTAAGTGAGAGTTATTCAAGAATAGATCAGTAATATTCATAGTTGTTGCGGTATGGATGGTGCTCGTAACGGCGTACAACCTTTTCGCCGTGCTCGCATATC